AGACCATATTTTTGCAAAAATAGTCGAACTGCAGAGTACTGATAAAGTGCGTTATGAAGAATACAAAAAAACAAAATACGCGCAAGACCTACAAAAAATTAAGGATTGTTTGAATGCTAAATAAAATTGGTGTAGTTGTTCCAGTTCGTGACGGCGGAGTAGGTAGAGCAGAGCGTCTTAAAGGAATGCTTGAGTCTTGGGAAGAGCAATCTGAAGGTTATTCTGATTTACATATCATTATTGATGATGACGAAGTTGATATTTTTGAGTGGCTAAAGTCTGATAAAAGAATAAAAAGTATAACTGTACAGTCAAAAGACAATACTCTTATGCAAAAGATAAATACTATTGCATTAGATATTGCAGAGAACTACAAGTTTGTGGCTTTTAGTGCAGATGATATTCGATATGTTAATTCTTGGGAGACACCATTTGTCAACTACTTGAGAAGTGTTCCTCATGGAGTTGTGTATGGTAATGACACAATTCATGGTGAAAAACTTGCTACTCATCCTTGCGTATCAAGTAACTTAATTTTAAAAGTAGGATTTTTTGGTTGTCCAGCAGTTGCTCATAACTTTTTTGATAACTATTGGATGTCTGTTGGAAAGACAACTGGAAATATTAAGTACCTACCTATGGTAGTTATGAATCATATTCACCCAATAAGTGGAAAGACTCACTATGATTCTTTAAATGTTAAAGTAGAAAATTTGATGATATCTGACCAAGAAAACTTTATTAAATATATGGAAGAAAATTTTGAAGATGACCTTAGAAAGGTAGAGTCATTAAATGACTAAAACTCTTGATTTAGGTTGCGGACACGAGCCAAGAAATCCTTTTAATGCTGATGAACAATATGGTGTAGATATTGTTGATGTCGGCAACCCAAATGTACGAGTTGCTGACCTAACTATTGACCCCATCCCTTTTGAGGATAACTCTTTTGACTATGTAACTGGATTTGATTTCCTTGAGCATATCCCACGAGTAATTTATCTAGGTCGTGAACGCAAGCAACCATTTATTGACATTATGAGTGAAGTTTGGCGTGTTCTTAAGCCAGGTGGAACTGCATATTTCTGCACACCTGCCGTACCTCACCACGAGGCTTTTCAAGACCCTCAGCATGTTAACTACATTAGTGAGAAGTCAGTACTCTACTTTATTCAACCGTCAGAGCATACTAATTGGGACCAATCAATGGGTATATGCAAGCAGTATGGTTTTACTGGTTGCTTTGAGTTAGTCAATCAGTATTGGCATTCAGATGTTCCTTATTGGCTTGTTTGGGAACTTAAGGCTGTAAAAAATGAAAGTAATTGATTGCTTTCCATTCTTTGATGAGTTTTTGATTCTTGATGTCAGGTTTAGAGAACTTTATGACGTTGTAGATAAATTTTTTATTGTTGAGTCAGCAGAGACTTTTACAGGAATACCTAAACCTTTTTATCTGTCGGAGTGCCTACAAGAACGCTACCCACAATATGCGGATAAAGTAGTAATTATTAAAGTACCTGCCAAGTATTATGATTATGCGTGGGATAGAGAAGCATACCAAAAAAATCATATTTCTAAAGAAAATTTAAGTACTCTAAATCTTCAAGATAACGATATTATTTTGTTTTCAGATGCTGATGAAATTCCAAGAAGAGAATTTATTACTAGCATAGTAAATAATGGTTTTATTGAAACTGGTGCTGGAATAGGTGGTAAGACTTATTACTATAAATTTAATGCTTTGACTACTGAGTGGAGTCATAGACCAAGAGTAGTTTCTTATAAACATTTTACTGATTTTTTTGGATGTAGACATGACTCATCACTACCAGTCTATAGAGAGGCTGGTTGGCATTTTTCTTATATTAAAAGTCCTGAAGATATTAGAAAAAAGATTCAAGCATTCTCTCATCAAGAATTTAACCATGAGCACATAATTGATATAGACATAATTAAAACAAAAGTAGATAGTCTTGATGATTTATTTTCTAGAGCAGAGATTACACTCACTAGGGTAGAAATTACTGAAGACTTCCCAGAATACATAAAAGAAAACCTAGACAAATTAGAGGAATGGATAGCATGAAAGTAGCAATTACAGGAGTTGCAGGATTCCTAGGTAGTCACATGGCTGACCATTTCCTCTCTCAAGGATGGGAAGTTGCTGGTGTAGATAATCTTCTTGGTGGCTATAAGAGCAATATTCCAGAGGGTGTCGAGTTTTTTGAGACAGACGCAACTGAACCTGAGAATCTACATAAAGCATTTGAAGGTGCAGACATTGTTCTCAATACCGCTTGTACTGCTTATGAAGGTCTTTCGGTATTCTCTCCAGCACTGATTGTCCGTAATACTTCACTACTTGTTGCATCTGTGATGAGCGCATCAGTTAAGTGTGGAGTTCGTAAGGTCGTACAGTATTCATCTATGGCTCGCTATGGTACTCAAGATGTGCTTCCATATACGGAAGATATGACTCCAAAGCCCCAAGACCCTTACGGCATCTCAAAATATGAGGCTGAACGTCTTGTAGCCAATATTGCTACAACTCATGGGCTTGATTACACAATTATGGTTCCACACAACATCATTGGTCCTCGTCAAAAATACGATGACCCATATCGCAATGTGGCTTCAATTATGACTAACCGTATGCTTCAAGGTAAGCAACCAATTATCTACGGTGATGGAACTCAGCAGCGTTGCTTCTCATTTATTCAAGATGTAATTAATCCATCGGCTTTGGCTGCGACCACAGATATTGCTGACGGTCGTGTAGTAAACATTGGTCCTGATGAGGAAACAATTACTATCAACCAACTTGCAGAAAAGTTGGCTGGAATTATTGGCTTTGACCTTGACCCTATCTACATGCCAGGTCGTCCGCAAGAAGTTTATCGTGCTGAATGTTCTTCAGAACTGGCTCGTGAACTTTTGGGGTACGAAACATCTACAACTCTTGATGAGGGTCTTAGAGAGTTAGTTGAGTGGATTGATTCTCAAGGGGCTAAGCCTTTTACCTACCATCTTCCATTGGAGTTTACTACGGAAAAAACACCAAAAACTTGGTCAGAAAGACTTATGTAACTTGATATAAATAGTCTTTGCTTTACTAAGGTAAAATAATAAGTATCGAAAAGACTATATGACGGAGCACGAATAATGCCTACGGTTTTTCCAGCAACGCCTTCTAATAATGATACTTTTATTTCTGGCGGAACAAGATATATCTACAAGTCTGCAACTAATAAATGGATAATAGACACATATTTAGCAAATAGAGCACCAACTACTCACGTTTTTACTTCATCTGACTCTGCTTGGACTATCCCAACTGGAGCGACTGCTATTCATGCTATTTGCATTGGAGGCGGAGGTGGCGGTGGCGGTGCTGGAGTCGACGTTCCTGCTGGGGGAGGCGGAGGTGGAGGTGGCTTATCTATGCATACCTACAATCTAATTGCTGGATACAACACTACGGCTGTTATCACTGTTGGTGCAGGTGGTACGGGTGGTTTAGGTGCTGATAATGATGTAAATGTAGGTACAAATGGGGGTACTGGCGGAACTTCAAGTTTTCGACTTGCTACTTCTGGAACTTTAGGGACACTTACTGCTGCTGGTGGTGTTGGTGGTGCAAAAACAAATAATATTTATGGTAGTGGAACTGCATCTGCTGGTGGTGCTGGCGGTTTTGGGATGTTTTCTGGTGGTTCAGGTGGTGCAGGTGGTTATGGAACTACAGTAGGAACTAATGATGGTACTGCTGGCAGTTCCTCTAACTACACCGCACCTTCAGGAGGAGGAGGAGGGGCTGGCTCTTATAGCAGTGGAGGAGGATATACCAGAGGAAGTTCTGGTGCTGGTGGAGCAATATCAGTTTTTAACGTAGCAATAGGAACTGCTATCGCGTACAACGATGCTAATCTTGGAAATGTTGGAATAACTAATTACAATTTTGTCGATACTTATTACCCTGCTAAAACTCCCCCCTGTGTATTAGGACCTGGTGGTGGCGGTAATGGTGGCATTGCTGAAGGATACTTTGATACTGGATACGACGGTGGTTCTGGCGGTCTTTATGGTGGCGGCGGTGGCGGAGGTGGAACTCTTCATACTATTGGTGGAGATTTTGGTAATGGTGGCAGTGGTGGCGTAGGTGCTCAGGGTTGTGTTGTTCTAGTGATTTGGTATTGATAACTTATGCCTACATCCTTTCCTAGTAGTCCTTCTAATGGAGCAACTTATTCTTTAGACAATAGAACATACACATACTCTTCTGCTACTAACTCGTGGGGTATTACTAGTTTTAATGAATTAAACCCTCCTACTTATAGTTACTACACGTCTTCAGGAACTTTTACTATTCCTCAAGGGGCGGTTGCATTAAAGGTTCAATGCATTGGTTCTGGTGGAGGTGGAGGTGGGGGTGCTAGAAACTCATCTGCAACTATTGGTGGTGGTGCTGGTGGTGGAGGTGGTGGTTTTTCTGAGTACGTTTTTAGAGCGTCAGATATTGGTGGGGTTGGTGCTTCCATAACAATTACTGTTGGTACTGGTGGAAGTGGTGGTGCTATTACTGCTACTGGTACTGCTGCACTTGTTGGGAATTCTGGCGGTTCAGGTGGTACAACATCATTTGGTACTTATCTATATGCATATGGCGGTTCAGGTGGTGCAGGTGGTCCTGCTTCAGGAACTACTCCTACTGGTGGTGCAGGTGGTGCAGGTATGTGGGTAGGAAATGTAGGAGCATCCGTGACTGGTGAGCACACTGTTATAACTTCTACAACTGCTGGTGGTGGTGGAGGTGGTACTGGTGGGACATCTGCAAGTGCAACAGAATTATGGGGGTCTCAGAGTGGAGTTCCTACGTCATCAAATGTAGGTCCTGGAGATTATGGAAGTACTGCGCTAACATCAGTTCCTTATTATGGAGTCTCTGGTGGAGGTAGTGGTGGTCAATCATCATCTGGTGCTGGAACTGCTGGCGGTGCTGGCGGTCTATATGGCGGAGGTGGCGGTGGCGGTGGAGAAGGCTCTACTACTGGTACATCAGGTTCGGGCGGTGCTGGTGGTGTTGGTGGTAGCGGTCTAGTTGTAATCACAGTTTGGTATGGAGGATAGTTATGCCTTTTCCGTCTGGTCCAAATAATAATGACCAATACACTATCGATAACTCAACTTGGCAATACAAATCAATAACAAATTCTTGGGAATTAGTTTCTTATCAAAAAACTAATAAAGTAACTGTAGATTTTTTTACTGCATCTGGTACATGGATTAAACCAGCAAATGCAAAAATTATAACTGTTATAGTAATTGGCGGTGGTGGAGGCGCGGGAGCGTGCACATCTTCTGTTGGTCTATCTTCTGCTGGTGGTGGAGGTGGTGCTATGTCTACTGCTACATACGATGCTTCTCTTCTTCCTTCATCTATTAGTTATACTGTAGGCAGTGCTGGGACTGGTGGCGCATTAGGAAGTAATGGTGGTGCTGGAGGTACGTCTTCTTTTGGTGGTTTAAATGCTGGAATTAAAGCAGGTGGCGGTACTGGCAGTGCTCTTGGACAAACTGGAAACACTATTGCATATAGAGGTATTGGTGGTTACGGCATGTTCAATGGTGGTAGCGGTGGATATAACGGTGCAAGTAGTGCTCCTAGCACTTCTGGTGGTGCTGGAGGTGGAGGTTATGGCGGTTCTTCTGGAGGTGATAATTCTGCTTTTACTATAGGTATTGGTGAGGGTGTCTCAGGTTTAGATATTGCTGGCGGTGGAGGTCTTGGCGGTACTCCAAATACTGGACAACCAGGTGGTCTATATGGTGGAGGTGGTGGTGGTTGCACAGCGGCTGGAACTGCTTCTGTAGGTGCTGCTGGAGCACAGGGTTGCGTAGTTGTGATAACATCGTATGCATAACGAAAGGAAAAAATGATGGCTGAAGTAGACAAGTATCTTCTTTTTAATGAAAATAATGAAGTAGTAAATATCATTATGTATGATGGAGAAGCCGAGTTTAATCCAGGTGAAGGTTTTTCATTAGAAATTCATCCAAGAGATGAAGATGGAAACTATATTTTTGTTGACATTGGTTCTACAAAAAATCTAGACGGTTCTTATACTCATCCTGACCGATTTCCTTCGACAGAATAGGTTGCTTAGTTGTGTATGAAGTAAAAGATGGCTCAAGAACTCTTCAATTTAATGGAAAACTTTTAGGAGAGTCAACCTCTTGGAGAAAAGGCTCGACTCGTTGGATTGAGTTCCAACTTTATAAAACAGAGAATGGCTCTTATGTACTTTCAAGAATTGGTGTTTCTTTGGTTTATCATGGTTCTGTTTGCCCTCTTGTAAAGCGTTATGGATTGGTCGAGGTAACCAGTAGTTCTATCTCTGTTGATGCCATTCCTTGTGATGAATGTAATCCATCTTTGTCAGAAGTTCCTGTAGTATTCCCTGAGAGAAACAGAACTTGGGCGCAGGTCTCGGATGACCCAGATGCTGTACTTGAGGCACTATACAAGTATGATGATGGTGGAGCGCGTTATCTCACCAAGGTAGCGCAGAGACTGCTAGAGGGTGCATCTAAGTACGACAAGAGAATTGAACAAGTATATAAAGTGGAGATTATCCCCTAAGCACGAAAAGAGAAATGACAAAAATGACAGAACGACAAACAGAAGATTTATCAAAAGTACAACTACACCTAGTTGATTCGGTAGAAAAAGCCAATGAGTTTTTATCTTGGCTTGGTGAGCGTCGTCCCTACGATGCAGTCGCTATCGATATTGAAACAGGTGAACGTCGTGGTGGTGAGCGTAGCGATGCTCTGTCTCCTTGGCATGGAGACATTCGCCTAGTTCAGGTTGGTGACGGTCAGCAAGGCTGGGCTATTCCTTGGGAAGAATGGTCTGGTGTTTTCTACGAAGCAATGGACCGCTATCAAGGTCAGATTGTTTGTCATAACATTGCTTTTGAAGCAAAATGGTTTGCAGTAAAGTCTCGCTGGGAACTTCCTTGGTATCGTGCTCACGACACAATGATTATGGCTCAAATTATTGACCCGCTTGGTTCAGGTGCTTTGAAGCGTTTGGCTGCTCGCTATGTAGATTCTCGTGCTGTTGCTTTGCAGGAAACTCTAGACACAGAACTATCTCGTAATGGGTGGACTTGGGGAACTGTTCCTGTAACTTTCCAACCTTACTGGTCATATGGTGCGCTCGATACTGTTCTTACGATGCGTATCTGGGAGCAGTTCTATGAGAAGTGCGGTCCAGAAGGTCCATACAACAAAGCCTACGAAATTGAAATGGCTGCTCGAAAGATTGTTACTCGTATGGAAATCAATGGTGCTCGCGTAGATATTGAGTATTCAAAAAAGAAGTACGAAGAATTAAACAACTACACAGAATCTGTAAAAGAGTGGGCTAAGGCTAAATACAACGGTGTTTCCATCACGAGCAATATTCAACTTGTTCGGTTGTTTGAAAGTCTTGGTGGGGAAATCAATGAGTACACTCCAAGTGGAAATAAGTCTTGCACTAAAGACCAACTCAAACTTCTCAGCATCAATGGAAATGAAGAAGTAAAAGAACTTGCAGGTACAGTCTTGAAACAGCGTAAGGCTGACAAGATTGCTGGAAGTTACTTCCTCAACTTCATCAACAAGAATGTTGACGGATTTGTGCATCCATCTGTTAAGACGATGGGTGCGCGTACTGGTCGTATGTCAATCACTGACCCAGCGTTGCAGACTCTTCCAAAGGGTGACGATGTAGTTCGTACTGCGTTCTTGCCTAAGGACGACGACCATGTAATTATCACTTCTGACCTTGACCAAGTTGAGTTCCGTATGTTTGCTTCGTTGTCTCAGGACCCAAACTTGATTCAACTATTCCATCGTGCTGATGCAACTGGCTCTGACCCATTCACCGAAATTGGTCGTGAGGTTTATCAGGACCCATCTATGACTAAGGCTGATAAGCGACGTAACCTTATTAAGGGTGTTGTTTATGGTCGTCTCTACGGTGCTGGTGTAGCAAAGCAAGCACTTACTGCTGGTGTACCTGAAGCACAGATGCGAGCCGTGTCTGACTCATTCGACTTAAACTATCCTGGGATGATTTCATTCCAGAAGCAGATTGAAGATATTGGTATGCGTCGTTTGCGTGCTGAGGGTCAGGGTTATGTTCACACTTGGACTGGTCGTCGATTGCCTTGTGATGATGATAGAACTTACACACTTGTGAACTACTTGATTCAGGGTGGTGCTGCTGAGGTATTTAAGTCAAACCTAATCAAACTTGACCAAGCAGACTTGACTGAACTTTTGATTGTGCCTGTGCACGATGAAATTGTTCTTAACTGTCCTCGTGGACAAGAGCAAGAGATTATGAAAATTGTGCAGGAGTGCATGACAACAACTGAGGGCTGGGCAGTTCCGCTCACTTCAGGTATAGATGGACCAATGGAAACTTGGGGAGAAAAATATGCGTAAACACATTCTGTCAGTAGACCCTGGTAAGGCAACAGGTATTGCTTTCCTTAGTTGGACTAAGGGAGAAGAACCAGAACTTCTAAGAAGTTGCGAGGTACAACCAGAACAATATGCAGAAATCATTAGAGACCTTATGCATAGTTTTGATATGGACTTTTCTACTCTTGAAGTCGTGTGCGAGAAGTTTACAATCAACGCTCAAACTGTTCGTAATTCTCAAGCCCCGTACAGTTTGGAACAGATTGGTGTTCTCAAGCAGATTCTTCAAGATTTTGAGTTAGACCGTGAAAAAATTGTTTGGCAGACTCCAGCAGATGCAAAACGTATGTTTCCTAATGAAGCCCTGAAGACTCTTGAGTACTGGCATAAGGGTGGAGAAGGTCACGCAAATGACGCTATTCGCCACGGTTTGTTGAGAATAGTAAAGAGTGGCTGGATTCCTAGAAAACTGCTACAATAAAACTTACTAGTGAAGAACAATTACACTTATAAAAAAGTGTGCTAGTATGTTCACACATACGGAATGACAAAAAAGAAGGATTAAAATGGCAGTAACAGCAAACCTTGACTCAGACGGTCAGCACATTCGGCTAGATGTCGAATGGCGTTATAAAGAATTATGTAAGAGTATTCCCGGCTCCTCGTGGTCAGCATCTGACCAAGTATGGCGATTGCCTTTGAGTTGGTCTAGTTGTTTAGCACTTCGCTCTACATTTAGAGATGATTTGGTTATTGCTCAAGAGTTAACCGATTGGGCTATGAATGAACTTACTACTCGAATTACTCCAGCAAATGAACTTAGAGATTTAGAAGAGTTTATTGACCCTAATAACGAGGACTTGTTCCCTCATCAGCGTGCTGGTGTGAAGTTCTTAGCAACTGCAAAGCGTGCTTTACTTGCTGACGAGCCGGGGCTTGGTAAAACTGCACAAGCAATTCGTGCTCTCAAGGAACTTAAAGAACAGGGTGAAGATGTATTCCCTGCTCTTATTGTTTGCCCTAATACTTTGAAAAAGAATTGGGCGCGTGAGTTTGCTCGTTGGTATCCCGGAATTACTACGCAAGTTATCAAGGGAACATCTACTCAACGTAAGAAGCAGTTTGATACTCCTGCAGATGTTTACATCATCAATTGGGAATCACTACGCTCTCACTCACGCCTAGCACCTTATGGTTCTGTTGCTCTTGCACGTTGCGTTAAGTGTAAAGGTCTTGATGAAAAGATTTCTGAGAACCGTTGTGAAGTCCACTTGCGTGAACTTAATGAGATTGAGTTCAAGGCTGTAGTTGCAGATGAGATTCACCGTTCCAAAGACCCAAAGTCTAAGCAGACTCGTGCGCTTTGGGCAGCAACTGGTGATGCAAAGATTCGTTTTGCTCTCACAGGTACTCCTGTAGCCAATAACGTAGTTGATATGTGGTCAATTCTTCACTGGCTATCTCCAGAGGATTGGTCCTCAAAGACTAAGTGGATTGACCGTATGGTTGACACGATGCTTAATGCGTTTGGCGGAATGATGATTCTTGGTGTGAAGCCTCATATGGAGGATGAATTCCAAAAGACAATTAGTCACCATATGCGTCGTATGCTTAAGGCTCGTGTGCTTCCTTGGTTGCCACCAGTGTTGAATGACCGTCGTGATATCGAAATGTCTGCAAAGCAGAAAAAGGCTTACGAGCAGATGCGTGACACTATGATTACTGAACTGGAATCTGGTGAAGCATTATCTGCACCTAGCGTTCTTACTCAAACTATTCGTTTGCTTCAGTTTGCTAGTTCCTATGCAGATATTGTTGTTGACGAATTCACTGGAGAGCCTAAGGCAGTTTTGTCAGAGCCTTCCTGTAAGGTCGATTCACTTATGGATGATATTAAGAGTGGTGACTTCGGAGACGACTCCGTAGCCGTCTGTGCTGTATCTCGTCAGTTGATTGAGTTGTTGAGTAAGGCTCTTACAAAGGCTGAGATTCCACACGGTCTAATTACTGGTGCTCAAGATGAAGATGAACGTCAACAGGCTGTAGATGATTTCCAGTCAGGAAAGATTAAGTGGATTCTGTTTACTGCTCAAGCAGGTGGTGTTGGTATCACGCTAACTGCTGCTCGTCGTCTAGTGATGCTTCAACGTCCGTGGTCACTTGTTGACCACAAACAGGCTCTTGACCGCGTACACCGTATCGGTTCTGAGATTCACGATTCTGTCATTATTACTGACTATGTTACTGAGGGAACTATTGAGGAACGTGTTCTTCAGGTTCTGGAAACTAAGGCAGATAACTTTGAACAGATAGTTCACGACAAGGTAAAACTTCTCGATTTGCTTAAAGACGACAAATCAGGTAAGTTGTAATGCAAGTACAAAGGACGGATAATAAATGACAGGAATTGTACGTCTCTCCAACTCGGAGATTCAGACATTTAAGGATTGTCGTCGTCGGTGGTGGTTTACCTATTACCGTCGTCTCAAGCCTCGTAATCAAGACTTCACAGGTGCGCTTGCGTTGGGTTCACGAATCCACGCTGCACTTGACGACCACTATGCAAATGGTGTTCCACTACTTAAGGCTCATGCCAACTTGGTTGAGACTGACCGATTGATTCTTCAGTCAGAGTTCCGTGATACGGATGCTCTTGACAGCGAAGCAGAACTTGGTCGTATCATGCTTGAGGGCTATGAGCAGTGGGTTGAGGAAAACGGTATCGATGCTGAACTCGAAATGATTTCAACTGAAGAGACCATTATTGCTCCACTGTTCAACGGTGAAGTAGAGTTGCAAGGTAAGTTAGATATGCGTGTCCGTCGTAAGATTGACGGTGTTCGTATGTTCCGCGACTTCAAGACTGTCGGTGGTTCACTTTCAGACTTTGCAAATCTTGCACCTATGAACGAACAGGTGCTAACCTACATGCTTCTGGAATCTTTTCAGAACAAAGAGGGAGAACGCTCAGAGGGTGGTATCTTTACCATGCTCAAGAAAGTAAAGCGTACTGCCTCAGCAAGACCACCGTTTTATGACCAGATTGAAGTTCGACACAATGTGTTTACGCTTCGCTCATTCTGGAATCGTATTCACGGTACTATTGCAGACCTAATGCGAGTGCGTACAGCACTTGACCAAGGTACAGACCACACAGAAGTTGCGTATCCTCATGCGACGCGTGACTGCAAGTGGAAGTGTCAGTTTTTTACTGTATGTACATTGTTTGACGATGGAAGTGCAGGGGAACAGGCTCTGACAGAAATGTTTGAAGAGGGAGACCCCTATTCATATTACGAAAATGACAAGAAAGGTAGCGATTAACTTATGAGTGACATTCAGCGTTCACTAACAGTTATGGTCTACGGTGAGTCAAAAGTTGGAAAGTCCACTTTTGCGGTCACCGCGCCGTATCCGCGCCTAATGCTTGACGTTGAGGGTGGACATCGATTCCTCCCAATCGTCGTTAAGTATTGGGACCCACTACGAGAAGAACCACCAGTTGCAGACGGAACGTGGGACACTTGTGTCGTACAGGTTCGCAACTATGATGATGTTATTAAGGCATATCAGTGGCTTCAGAGTGGCAAGCATCAGTTCAAGAGTTTGATTATTGACTCAATCTCAGAACTACAAGTTAAGTGTATGGATTCAATTGCTGGCAGTGAGCAAATGAAGATGCAACAGTGGGGCGAACTACTTCGTCACATGGGTGGTCTTCTTCGCGACTTGCGTGACCTCACAATGCACGCAACGAATCCACTAGAAGCAGTTGTCCTAACTGCAATGGCTCGTACAGGTCAAGATGGTCGTTACCGTCCTTACCTACAGGGTCAACTTGCAATTCAGGCTCCTTACTTCTACGATATTCTTGGTGGTATTACCATCGAGGAAGTGCCGAATCCTGACCCAATGCAATCTCCATACAAGGTTCGTAAGATGTATGTAGAACGCACTGCTCAGTATGAAGCAGGAGAACGTGTCCAAGGTCGACTTGGAGCAATCGTTCAGCAAGAAAATCTATCCATTGAACGTATGTTAGACATTATCTTTGGAGAGAAACAATCTGTAGCAACTGCTACCAAAACGACAACAAAGAAAGAGGGTTAAGGTATGAGTACCTTAAACTGGACCGACCTCATCAAAGAGGCTGGCGAAACTGCATCATACGAACCACTACCAGATGGTGATTACGACTTGGTAATCCTTGAGGGCGTTGCAAAGCAAACTCAGTCTGGCAAGACCATGTTCTCAGTTAAGGCTGAAGTTCAGGGTGGTCCACACAACAAGCGTCTCGTATGGGACAACTTGGTTGTAACAACCGATAACCCAAGTGCACTTGGTATCTTTTTCTCAAAGATGTCTGCTCTTGGACTTAATCGTGAGTTCTTCAATCAGGCTCCAACTAACGCACAGATTGAACAGGCTCTTCGTGGTCGTACTTTCCGTGCTCAGATTGGTAGTCGTGTCTGGCAGGGCAATAAGAAGAACGAAATCAAGCGTTACTACTCTGCACAGACAGCCCCTGAGGTTGCTGTAGAGGCTCCTGCACCAGCACCTGTTGCTGCACCAGCACCTGCTCCTGCACCAGCCCCAGCACCTGCTGTGGCTCCTGCACCACCTGCTCCATTCTAAGTCTTTGGCTTAGTAAGATTACCTTCCAGCGAGAGTTGGAAGGTTTTCTTATTAGTCCACAAACTATAGAAACAAGATAGGTTAAAAGTATGAAAGTACTTGTTACTGGTTGCAGTTCTGCTCAGACTTCAGAGTCTGTGGCAAAAAAACTACCTACCTTTACTAGTCTCTTTGTACAGGCTCTCAGAGAGTCTGGTCACGATGTTGTGTGGGATACGCCATCTATTCGATGGGATGAAGAATACTTTAAGCAGTACGATACGGTAGTAGTTGGTCTTACTGCACCAACAAGCATCACAGCGCATCGTTTGTATGGAGCATTGTCAGTAATTGATAAGGCTCAGAAGGTCACAAATGTTAAGTATCTTATTGATGCTCCAGAGCCATATAAGTTGTGGAATGGGATTAGAGCACTTGCTACTAACCCTGAAGACCTTGTAAAAGATTTTTATTCTCAGCGAAATGAATTTAGATTGGCATCCGAGCCAAAGAATTTATCAAGGCTACAAAAAGTAATTTTTGATTTGTATGAAAATACTTGGAATGAGACAATAGTTCCTGCTTTCCCGTGGTCTACAGAATCTGATGTAACTAAGCACATACCAAACCTGCCTAGCGACAGAGTTATTTTGTTGTGTTTGGATTCTTTGCTATTTAAGAATCTAAAAACAGATGCTGTCCATATGAAAGGCGAGACTGTTGGTTGGTCATACGACCAGAAAACACCTTGGGTAAACAAAATTAGCAAGACACTATCAAATAGCGTTAGTCCTATGACAAGTAAAGACTCTTCTACCTTGGCTAATATTAATAAATCAATTGGCTCTTTAATATCTGTATATAAAAATAACGAGCCGTGGTGGTCTGCAAATCTTGCTCAGTCTTTGTATGTGCATACTCCAGTTGTCACAGATTGGCAGCACTCATCTTTTCTTGGTTATTCGTGGTCAGTTCTTGCTCAGACAGTTGAGGATATGTCTAATAGCGAAAGAGTATTTTTGGCTAAGGCTCAAAAAGAAAGTTATCTAGAGGTAATAGATACATACGAAGATACTATGTATAAGGTTCCAGAAATTGTTTTTAACAATTAATAAATACAGATAGATTGGAAATGATATAAATGAAAAATATCGACATGACTTGGGCTAGAGTCCAGTTAGAGAAAGCAAACGTCTCTGCTGATACTGGTGTGTCAGTAATTAAACTTCTAGAGTTTTGGTTGAATCTAGACCATAGAGATGAAAACAATAAAAAAGTTTTAGAACTTTTTTCAAATTTATGTGTTGGTACTGCTGTTGTAGATACTCCTACAAATGAAATATGGGAAGCAGCAGGTCCTGGGTTTATCCGCGTAGGAGACGAAGTTCGTGTAAAGTCAGATGCTTTTGAAGGTGAACTTGGTCAACTACACAATGGTCGTCGTGGTCGTGTGGTTGCTGTTCGCTATGGAGACATCATTATTAAAACTACAGATGGTAAAGAACCTGTTCTTGATGGCTCACATTACTCTCCTTACAAACTAGAAAAGTTGGTTGCAGTTCTATGAGCGTAACTACGACATTAAAATTTTTTATATCAAGTGATTCCTATGAAGAAATTGTAGAGATTGCAGAGAGTAGAATTTCTGAGTTTTTTAACGTAGAGTTAGACAACGTAAGAAAAAAATTTGGTTATGAAATTGATGTAACCGAAGATTTAGACTCGTTAGGAGATTCCATGTATAGCGCAACAGTTATTGTAAGAGGTAGAGATGTCTGAACAGCCAGTTGAAGAAGTAAGTCTTAGAGTATCGGCACTTAGGGAAGCAGCCAGAATTATCTCTGGTGAACGTAATAAGCAGTATGGCGGTCCTGAAGAAAACTTTACTCGTACTGCTCAAATCTGGACAGCAATCATTGGCTATGAATTTACTGCTGAAGATGTAGCAATGATGATGGTCGGTCTTAAAGTTGCTCGCTATGCATCTAAATCAGGATTCCAACCAGATACTTGGATTGATATTGCAGGATATGCAGGTTGTGGCTATGAAGTTGGTAGCGTAGAGATTTCTAAACAAGATTCTAGTAAGTAAGAAAGATTATTTTGAGAGACAAACTGCAAGAACCTTGGACATTTAGTGAACCACTATGTAGAGAAATTGGTGGTGAAGCGTTTTTTGCAGGTGATGAAGATGACCCTCAGTCGTTAGATACCAATATCTTAAATAATCAAATAGCCAAAAAAATATGCCAGACATGTGTACATGTTGTGGAGTGTGCTGAGTGGGGCTTGCACCATGAAAGATATGGCATATGGGGAGGATTATCTCCGCATGAAATGATTATTACAAGAAGAAAAAGAAATATAATTATGCAAACTGTAACCTTGCCTAGAGTCCTGTAGAATCTGATGTAACAGTCTTATCAGGAGGTCTAAAATGGCGGCAGAACAAGCACCTAGACCTATGGCTTTTTGTGAATTATGTTATCTGGACGACCATACTAGGTGGGAGCCAGAAAGTATGAATGAAGATGGCGAAATTTTAATGCGTCTCACTGGTGTAGATGTTCCTAAAAAAGTAAACACTGAATCTGTAGAAACCTGTTGTATGTGTGGAAACCTTACAGTGGCTGGAATTTTTGAAATGCGTACTCCTACTGAGGTGTATTTTCTAGAGACGATAGAAGACAATGATAGATTTGTTCTTTCTCTAGATGACACAGAAGAAGATGATGAGTTTTGAAAGACAATAGAGTCGGTGAGTCTCTCTGGGATGAGTGGTGCGGAAATGGGTATGAAGTTTTTCCGCCTCATATGCTTGTCTTTTACACTATTGACCATGTGGATACTAACAACGAATTAGTTCGTCGCGCCTTAGCATCTTGTCTTCAGAGAGATGGAGTATCCGACTCACTTGCAGATGCATTTAGATGCCTTGAGTCATCTAATACAGAGTACTTATGGGCTGGATATATTGATGACAGCAGTGAACTTGAGATTTGTGATGAGTACGGACTTACCGAATACGGCGATTTAGTCGATGAAGTATTTGCTGTTACTTTAGTTGAATTTTAAACTTATAGCGTGTTTAGACAGTTTTATCTTTAATAATCAGACTATACTTATAGTATGTGGAAACCTGCAATCAGCCTTAATTGGCAAAAAAATGCCTTATGCGCTGACCCTCTAAATAAAAGATTTGTGCAGTTATTCTACTCAAAGGACCCGAAGGAAAAAGCAGAAGCAAAAAATATGTGCTTTGGGTGTCCTGTTAGAAAAGAGTGTCTACAGTGGGCACTAGAACATAGAGAAATCTGGGGTGTATGGGGTGGTAAAGATGAAATTGAACTTCGTAGAGCCTTGTCTGTTGCCTACAACGGTGAAGAACGTAGACGTAATCGTCCACCTAATTGTCCTTATTGCACTGCCCGCCCTAGCAAACTAGAAACTTCAATTGAGAAACTTCCGCCAGGTGGACGATGGACTAAAGCAAAAGTTGTTACCTGTACAGAGTGCGGATTTGCTTGGCGTGGTCGCTCAAGTGCAAATGCTGTAGAAGCATACAAGGCTGATAGAGAAGCCAAGAAGAAAGAAAAAGAAGCCAAGAAAAAAAGTTTTACGGCTGAATAATACTAATATCTCTTCTTGGGTTGAATCCTTCTCCAACAGTAAACGTAAGTAGACCGGGCTGACTTTCTAGACCTGCTCTATCACGCCACCAAGGACTACCGTTATCAGTAGTTGGAGCCTGAAGCCATAAACGTGAGCCGATATCAAGTGCCTTGAAGTGGTGGTAGTGACCTGACACCCATAGGTCTGCTTGACCTAATGCAGTTTGTCCTGCTGCCTGACCTGACAAATACTTAACTACGTCAGTACTGAATTGATGTCCGTGGAAAAGACCTACAAGAGTTCCACAGATATTTACTGTAAGAGTCTGGTGGTCTTTCTCTGGGTAACGGAACTTAACGTGAGTCAGAGCGTCATTCTCAGCGCAAGCATCTTGAACTGCTGATGCAATTTCTACGTTCCAACCGTCTGATGGGTCTGTTACAACTTGTCGTGTAACTTCATCGTGGTTTCCGTTGACAACTGCAATAATCATTTCTTCGCAATGCGGTGCAAAGGTTTTAATTTGTTGCATCAAAAGACGACGAGCAACACGAGTCTGCTCTGTCTGTCCAAGGTCTGATGCTGATGGACTTTGTAGACGACCATTCTGAGAAGTATTACCTTCCACATGGTCTCCAGCAAGAAGCATAGAGACTGTTCCTAGATTGCGACCAATCTTCTGTAGTTCTTTGTATCGCTGGAACGCTCCATCAGTAACACTTAAAATTTTCTGGATTGAATCTTCAGTTCCTCGACCGTTGGCTTTCTTACCAATCTGTTGGTCTGATGGAACAATTACAAACGCGCCATCTCCAGTTGCTTGCTTAGAGCCTTTAGATGGTTTCCATTTTCTAATCTCATCTACGAGTTTTTCTAAGTCAAAGTCAGGTCCATCAACAAAGTCTGCTGGAACAACTGAAACCTTGTAAGCCTCTAGCCAATCTTCATTAAATGTTTGCCACTTGCTCTGACGAACACTTGTCACACGCCACGATTTAGGGTCTAACCCAAAGTCTGCAAGAATTTCTTCTGCATCTGCTGAGTTACCTGCTGGACGAGGAGTACTAACAACAAAACCACCAGTCTTGTGGTCAATGTCCATGCGTGGTTTCCACGCTTCTGGTGTTTCTTGTGCCCGTCTATCAGAACCTGTCTGACCAGGAGATGCTAACTCCTCTAAAACTTTTTTTGAAAAACTCTCTGACATTACTTACTACCTAATGCTTCAATGCGAGCATTAATCCCTGTAAAGCAACGACACTGCTTACGACGATGAAGTGCCAAAGAAGACTGAGCGATGTCATATCCTTCTGAGATAAGAAGTTCTTGTATTTGACGATTAGAAAATCTTTTTACTTTTTCACTCTGAGGAAACAAAATCAACTCAAGGGTGTTTCTATCATCTTCGTCCATTAGAGACATAACTTTTGTTACACCGCAGGGTAATCCAAATTGAGGTGCATTAAGTTCTGATACTTTTTGTGCTAGTTTTCCCATTGTTAGTCCTTCCATAGATAAGTCTTATGACTAGTTATGTAAGAACTCTAGCAGAAATATCTGCAATTATGATACTTATGTTACTGGTGTGTCGTAACTTAAAAGTGCTAGAAAATTATCCTTTTTTCTTAGCAG